TAGTTTCTCTGCAAACTTGGCTGGATAGTAGGCCAATGCGTGCAGCGTCGCTGTGCTGATTATCCCGTTGCGATGCCACCAGTCCAGTTCGGCGTTGGTCCCACCCGCCTTGTGGATCTGGCCTTCCAAGTAGTTCTGACGGGCACGACGCGCCCCCGCAAATGGCAAGTCCCATACGTCTTGGACAGGTACCCCGTCAACAATCTCCACGCCCCTACCCTTGTGGTACATGAGCATGGGACTCATCTCGTTCTCTGCCATAACTGCCTTTATGACATCCGGTTCATCAGCGAGACGAGCATCTTCGATCTTCGCCAGATCCTCCTCATCCAAGCCGTACCGTCGTGCATTACCAATCGACGGATCATCCAACACCGACTGAAGACCGATGTCGTCTATGTCGTTACTGAGTTTAAGTACCCCCTCATCGATCCGCCGCCTAATGAAGACATTGACGTATTCGCCCTGTTCCACCAGCCATGTCGCAGCAGCGCGTGCAAGGTCATCGACAACCTCTGCGTCCAGATTATCGAAACTAAGTATCTGTTTCCTGACGTAGTTCTTACCGTCAGCCCACTTCTCTCCGAACTTGCTCATCCGTGGCAGGAAGATAGCGTCCGGGTCTACCCCACCTACCTTGGAGGCCAGCATCTCCCAACCTGTCTGGGATTGGAGGAAGTCCCAGAAGCCCTGCTCATGGGATAGTGTCGGGAAGGTTCTGGTCTGGAAGTCAATCCATTCAATAAACTTCCCGTCCTTGTCATACTTGGCGAACTCCACCCCTTCATTGGTGAACACAGCGTCACCTTCTGACAGCGGGTTACCGGGGTCACCCTTGATGCGGCCCTTGATCTCTGCCGCAATCTCCGGCCCAGACTCCGGGTCAGCCTTGATGCGGACCTCACCGATCATCTTGCCCTCGTCATCGAAGAGCCTCCACATGCCATCTGCATCGATGTGCCGCGCATCCACGGTGAGGGCCATCCTGCGCCTCATCAGATGCCAGTTCCACATATCACCGATGATGGGAGCCATCGCAGGCACATCGCGCATCAACTGACCTAGACCAGTGTCAGTACCGAACTCGGCCTGAACAGCCTTATTGACGTTCTCATCGGGGTTAGCAGCCCTGAACGCACGGCTGAACTCATCTATTTCATCTTGCTTCTTGAACGCATCGTTAACCCGGTCAATCAGCCGGTTGATCGCCCTGTGCTGTGAGCGAAGCATCGGGTTCGTCTGGGCCAGATACTCAGCGCCAGTCCTGATTAGCCTCCTACCACGCCCAATCGGGATGTTGCCCTGAGTAAGCGACCCGGTACTCCCAACCCCACCCCCTCTGACCCACTGCTTGACTTCGCTGAGAGCGTCATCGAACTGGCCGGTGTTGGGGTTCCAAATCCTGATTGGTGCGAACAGCCCGGTATCTGCCGCTTCCGCACGGAGAGCCTTGGATAGCCGTTCGGAGAAGTGGACCGCATCACTTGTCATGCCTACACGCAGCCCAACCTTCGCGTGCTTGGCTATCTTGAAGAGAGCGCCACCAGCCCACGTTGTCGGATCTAGCAGAATCTCAGTAGCCAGCGCCCCGACCATACCAACGGTCTTACCCTGCCAACTATCAGGGTTGACATCCCAAGGTGAAACGGTATTGAACGCACGCTGGGATGCATCAAAAAGGCTGAGTTTACCCGACTCAAGAATCTCTAGTGCCTTGACATTACCATCTTCACTGAGCGTTGTTTGCCAGTTACGCCAGAGAAGCCCGACCCTCTGCTCAGTTAGACCGTTCTTCTTCCCTTCTTTCAACATCAGGTCATATACGGCCTGCTGCCCACCCTCAAGGTAGGCCCGCAACAGGCGTGTCTGATGACGACCAACGATTCGTTCGGCCTTCTTGACGGTCCCCGAGTAATAGGAGTTCTCTTCATGCTTTGTTTCATTCCATGATTCTCGCCAGTCGCGGGGATCGGCAAAGGAACCCAGCCCCTTCTCAGCGAGATAGCCACCAGACCGACCCAAGCGCGTAGCGAATCGGGAGGGCTTCATCACCCCGTGTTCCCATAGGTTGCTGGCAGCCTTACCTGCGAAGAACCCCATCAACCGGATCGGGGCCATGCCAGCCGCTATCACCGAACCCATATGCTCTTCTGGGAGCAGCGGGATATCCCATGTCAGCATTCGCCTGACCAGCGATTTCTTCTCCTCATTCGGTGGCTCATACCCACCACTGAGAAGAATCTCCCGAGTCGGCTCCGCCAACCGGCCAAACTCAGCCATCTGTATCTTGTCCGGCATCGCCTCAAACGTATGCCGCATCTGATTGAACTCAGACTGGTTATACGCACGCAGGAAATCGTCCAACATATCGCCGTCCGACTTGTGGCTCTGTGCCAGCGACATGATGGTTTCAGGCGCGCTGTCTAGGAACCGGCCTGCCCCGGCACTTAGAAGCAACTGCATCCTACGACCGTGCCATTCGTCATTAAATGACGAGGACGGTGCGGTACCAATCGTACTCGTTGCCCGCCGAAGCCCAGAGCGTTCAGCCATTACTGGCTCAGTTGTATAGCGGCGTCTGCAAGGGCTGGATCATTCACCGCTACAGCCCAGTTGTGTAACAGTTCAGCCGTCTCGTCAATAGGTCGTGGTTGCGGTCGCATCATCTGCCCGTTGCCACTACCCGGCGCTGTCAACGGTGTGACCTGCGGGGTGTACCCCTGTGCCGCCTCCAATGGAAGCGGACCCCGAGGGGCTGGCGCTTGAACGGCTGGAACGTTGGCCTGCTGTGGTAGAGCGATCTCGCCTGCCTGCTTCTGGGGCAGCGGGATAGCCTGCTGGGCCTCTAGGCTGTCGCTGACCTCGCCATATGCTGCACCAGCCTCCAAGCCGGGAGTCTGTGGTGCTTGTGTCTTGCGTACCCGTGGCATCAGCCAACCCCCTGACCCAACGCGGCGACCAACTGCTGTGCCGCCTCAGGCGGGATGTCGCCACCGGGAGGACCGGGCGGTGTCCCCTGTGGTCCCATACCCGCCGGACCTGCTGCCAAACCCATCGCCTGCTCCGGTGCCATAGCCATACCCGCTTCGGGTTCAGGGGCTACAGCAGCCTGCTCCTTCCGTATCTCTTCGTCAGCCTTTTCGATGGCCTCAAAAATATCCAGACCCTTCTTGCGATGCTTCTCAATCTTAGAGACATACACCACAGGCAACTGACCCGACAAAGCCTGCTGCTGGATGGCTGCCAGAACCGCCTCCTCCAACTGCTCCTCATCGACCCGTCGTGCCTCCATCTCAGCATCTTCAATAAACGGATGCTTGGCCCTGAACGTATGCAGACTAATGCCCTTCATGGAGAGCAACTGCCCCAACTGGATTGTAGTCCCCTGTATGTCCGCGCCGGGGATGGAATGCGAAACGACATTATTAAATGTCTCAAAGTGATCGTTCGGTACGAAGTCAACCTGCCCGAAGTCACCCGCATACCCGGTGAACATGGAGAACTTCTTGCTACCCCAGTAACCCTTATAGGTAGCGAACAGACATTCGTTTAGATACGGAAGGTGTCCCTCCATGATCTCCTGCATCTCCTGAATGCGCGGATCAAGCGCCGCGCCCATAAGCGCATCGATGCCTCTACCAGTGCGAAGAGCGCCATATGACTCTCCACCGATCTGCGGGACCGTTCCTGTAGAGATCCGGGCATTGCGCTCCAATCGATCAATAGCAATATTAGTTGACGGGTCAGGTGACGACCGGAGTTCACCGATCTGTTCAGCGTCAAGCAGGACGTTCACCTGACCTTCGCGGCCGTCTTTCCACTCGCCGCCGACAATCATTGGCACCTGACCCGACCTACCAATGATATACCTGTCAGGGAAGATTGCCTTCTCCTGCGCCATAATCTCCAAAGCCATCATCTTCGACATCAAATCAACAATGCCGATGACGTTAGAGATGGAAGAAGCAATCCGATCTAGCGTTACCCGTCCGGGTGTGATAACGCACGGCATCCCGGCCTTATTACGAACACGAGTCAGTTCCATCATCGTTGTAGCCCGTGGCTCCGTATACGAGTTTCGGCTGTACCGTGGCCCCATGATGCCGATAACGATGTGTTCAGAGTCCACCCATTCGGCTACATCCCACAACTCCTGACGGGAGTTCTCATCCCCGTTTACAGGCCCACCGTTCTCTTGACGGCTCTGCGGATAATGGCTACGCAGCCAGCCACCCGACTTGCCATAGATGAATCCGACATTGGCCGGAGGCTCCACATCTTCGTACGCCTTCGGCTCTGGGAACACACCGATAGGGTCACGGACCTGAATGCGAGGTAGCCCCTTATTGAAATCAGGCGTTACCACTAGACAGGCGGTGGCATACCCGGCTAGGTGCCTGTATGCCCGACGGATCTTGATCTTGTATTTAGAGTCATACCATGTAGCAGCGAGCGCCTTCCGTCGGATATCAGCGTACTCGCGCGACCGGATCCCCCTTTCTTTAGAAGGATCGATAGCAGGACAACCGATAAACGGAGTGACAGACGCAGCCCGCTGGGCCACAGCGTCGATATTCTCCGCTATCAAAGCAGGCGTCAGAGGAGGAAGAACCGGCTCCTCTTCCATTGACGGGAGTGGTATTACATAATCGCCGTTATACCGTTCCTTAACATCCTGCATGCGGGCGATGAGGGGGGACTGTGCCTCCTGTCTGAGCCGAATAATCGACACGATCTCATCGAACGTATACATCAAAACACCTGTCTGACGGGCACACTTGATCCCCACGGTAGTCCACCAAAGTTAAACTGTGAAGTGTCCAGATCGAACGACTGCTTACGCTGCCGCCAAAGGATCCAAATAAACCACAATGCCATCACCTGATCCTGCCGGAGTTTCGTCCCACGCTTCATCGGACGCCACGCCTTCAACTGACGAATCAACTGGTCTGCTTGGTGGCGCGTCGCAGGATCTTCCGCATACGGAATATCAATCTCACCGCGCAGAAACGACAACGCCATCGACGGGACACCAATCGTTTCATCGTATTTGTTCATCCCAGTGAGATGTTCCCTGACTCTGAAACCGTACCGCTGCGTCATCTCAATCAGGCGCTCATCACGAGATAGCCCCTTCTGGAACACCATCGCTTCAATGATGACATCCGACACACTGCTACCATTCCGACCGCATTGCAGTACGGCATCTTCCACGATACCGAGAATCTGTTCGTTACGGGTCAGCCCTACGTCTTCCCGAATGAAAAGTATTTTAAGTTTTCCTTCATGCGGTGTAGCAGCAATAACACAATTGTTAGAGCCAAGAGCGGGATCAACGCCAATGTAGACAGAGCAATCTTTAGGGGGTTCATGGTTCACCGACCTCAACGGATTCAAACATTTCTTGATAGATTCCTCGTTGAAGGTCGCCGCAGCGGAAGAACTGGGTTCCTGCATGTAGTTACGGGACCACGCCTCCTCACCCACCTTCCTACGAATACGGTCCAGTGACTCCATTGTGAAGAAGTCCGGCCACAATGGTTCCGGCTCACCCTGCTCATCAGTGACAATCGCCGGGAACTTGATAACCCTGAGGATGTCAGAGTCGATCTGCTCCATCACCCGCTCATAGAAGTCATCCTCCCCGACACGGGTACCGTTAATGCTGGTCCGGCCCTGCTCGCCGGGGCGGGTCAGCCAATCCTGCCGGAAAATCTCAAACATCTGTTCGGTCAGGTTGAGAGACACCCTTGACTGAATGTCATCAATATGTAGGTGATCGGTTCGGGTACCAGCAATCTTGGATCGCCAACCCAATGAAACCATCGAATAGTCGCGCTCATCATGCCTGTTCTTCTTGTATACGCTAAAGTAATCAGCACCCCACGGCTGGGCGGTTTTGCGTCCCTGCGCGTTCTGGGGTACAAACGGACCATACTTCGCCACATACCGGGGGAACGGACCTTGAGGCTCCATGCGGGAACGGATGCGTCCAAGAATTTTACGGGCCATGTCCTGTCCCTCAGATCCGACGGTGATGCGGAACTCGGGATTGGTCGCCAGTTTGTAGCAGAAGTAATCCTCGGCCAACGTAGTTTTGCCATGTTCAGGAGGCCACAGGATCAGGGTGATGTTACCGGGTGGCGTGTTCTCGTAGGCTTCGATGGCTTTGATATGGAACCACGGGGAGAGATGCCCGAAATACTTACTTCGGAAACTTTGGAACGTGCCGTCCCAGTCCTCTTTGCCGCCGTCAGTGAGAGCCTTCAATCTGATGGCGTCGGCTCGCTCACTGAACTCGGGGATTCGTTGACGCCACTTGTCGTACGCCGACCGTGTGACACCGGCTATCATGCACGCCTTGGAGATAGTCCCATGCTCCGCCAGTCCTTCAAGGAACAGTTCGCGGGTCTTCTCGCCCCGGACTTTGCTGACGTTGCCTCTATGCTCCTCTGCCGTAGTATCAGTCATGGGCCGTGGTGGACTAATCGGCAAACACAGAGTGGGCTACCTGTAACTCAACAATATCTGCGGCAACAACACCTTCCAGCCCCTTAACGCGGACTGTATGCACCCCTTCTTCGTCAAGTAGCAGGTCCACGAAATAGATCCCCGTAGCGGTCTTGGTGGCTGTCGGGTAGGTGTCCTGAGCAGCGACACCGTTTACATCCTTGCGTGAGGGGCGTCGGTGTCGAATCTGAACGTCGTCAGCGTCATCCGTCGGGTCGGTGTTGACACTATCTGAGGTGAATGTGGCTGTTATCCGAACCTGATCCCCCTTATCGTAAATAGGCATAACCCCTCCTAGACCGTAGTTACCAATAGAGTAACACCACTAGGCGATGTCACTATCAACTGAACGTCTGGTATCGGCTTCTGAATCAACTGTTCCGGGTCGATCAGGTCCAGCAGGGCTGAAGCCGACATGGACGAGGAGTCCGGCCCCGGTAGACCAACGACACCGATCTTGATTGGGCCACCCGAATCGGACGCCGGTATCGTGAACGTGAACGTCCCTACCAACCCGGCGGGTTCGATGACTATAGGTATCTCAGCAGCAGCCCCTACCGTCGCTGACGCTGACAGGGCTGCTTCAAGCCCCAGTACGATCTGGTCAAAGAAGTAGTTCCTTGACATCCGGTACTGAAGGCCCGTTTGCCGGTACTCGGGGAAATCAAGATTAACACCACGGTATTCCTGATTGGCTTCCCGATAAGTACCCGGAGTTCTCCGGTAGGTACCCCACTGGAAGATTCGCCAACCGGCGTAGTTGTATTCAGGCTGACGGTAGGGGGCCTGCTGGGTGTATTGCATCCCACCCTGTAGGTCAGAGAACCCCCGGTAGTTCCACTGGTAACCGGGGTAGGTGGCAGCATCAACTCCGTTGTATCGGAATCCCGACTCCCGATACTCGGTCGGGGCTGCCACTAGTCAGCCCGCTCTGTCCACTCCCCGGTCACCTGATCCCACTCGTAATAGGGTTCTGAGAAGGTGCCATCTTCGTTCTTTGTTCCGGGGTATTCAACGGGTGGTGCCCAGTAACCTAGATCGCCGTCAACGGTCCAGACGGAATCCTCAAACGGTGCTACAGGCTGCACCCACGACAGGGTGTCTTCATCCCAGAGATAGCCGGGGACTTTCTCAACAGGCGGGTTCCACTCCGTCCCAGTCCTTATCCATGATGGGTACGGTGCTTGCTGGTGGAAGATATCCTCGTCCGGGTTGTACGAACCACCTATACCCGCATAACGGCCTCGGATATTA